GCATTGAAATTTGATGATAATGAAATGGTTAGATATTATTATCGCGAATTGGAAAAAACACATAGGGAAATGTGGGTGGCATTTGGTAGAGGGAATACTTTTATGAATCCTGATGAAACAGATGAAGAAAAAGCTTTAGATAGAGTTACTCGGGAATATTGTGAAGCTACAGGACATTGGGATATGTATAAGTGGATTGAGATAGAGTATTATCCTTACGTTAGAGCTGATTTTAATGATTAATTAGGAATATTATTTTTTTTTTACTATTTTTTTTTAAACTTAAATTTACCCTATTTTACTATTTTAAGAGTTTTCTAATTGCTCACGGTATAGTATGAAGAAGACCCTCAAAAAAATGTTTTTTTTTATTTATTCTATATGGATGAAATAATAAAATATTAAGAAGATTTAACGTCTACGCACTTTTAAAACATTTTATATGAGTTCTCAACATAGCTTATCCATTTATTACAAGTATTTATTACATCGGTACATTAAAACATTAAAAATCAGTTTTTTTTATTGTTGATGCATTTTTTATTACCTCCGATTTTTTTAGTTAAAGAATTAAGGAATATGAAACACGAATCCATAAAATTAATGGAATATAACAAGAAAAATCATTGTTATTATATATCATAACATGCTTTTTGAGGGAGCTTCTTCCACTATTTATTTTTATCATTTTTACTTATTTTAATCCAAAAATATGGGGTGTATTTTAAATTGTAAACCAAAAACACCAATCTGACCATCCAGTCTTAGTCACAGCACCAGTTCTCGTACCTAACATGCCTGACTGTGATTATGGGCGTGGAGAAGAACCGTTATCAGAAGAAAAAATAAAACACCTAGCCCACACCTTCCTGAAATATGGTGTAATTGAAAAACGCCACGAATCCCTGCAAACTCGTCAAAAAGTGGGGCATGTAGTGGAATCATATTTATTACCTGCACCAGCTAGTATTAAAGGAATTGATGGGAAAACAAGGCAGTATCCTAAAGGTACATGGATTGTTACTGCTGAAATAACTGACGAACAAACCATCGCAGAAACACAAAAAGGAGTTTTCACAGGATTTTCTGCAACTACAATACCTAAAGAAGTTGCAGACAATGTTAGTTTTAAATCTAGTCAAGGCTTACTTATCAAAGATATTCCAAATCCTGTGGGTTTTGCTGTAAGTCTTGTTGAAAAACCATGTGTGCATTCAGCGAAGTTTTGTAAATTGAAACACTCACAAAACGAGGAATCAAACATGAATGAAGAAGATAAACAATTTTTAAACAAATTAAAAGATGTTTTTAGTTTTAAAAGTGATGATTCAAGAGCCATCACTCAGGATGAATTAGATGAAACACTTGCTAGTTTTAAATCTGATTTTAAATCAGAGATTATTGCAGGAGTTACTCAAGGTGTAGCTCAAGCAGTAAAAGAAGCTTTAGCAACACCAACAAAGAAAAAAAATAAAAAAACTGATGGGGACAACGGAGATGAAGAAGGTGGAGAAGTAGATGAAAACAATACTACTTCTAAAAACAATACTTCAAGTACTCCTGCAGATGAAGAAGGTGAAGAAGTAGATGAAAACAACACTACTACTGAATCTAACAATAATTCTGCTACTAATAAAAAGAAAAAAACCAAAAAACCACCAGCATCAACAAAAGGAAACAAAATCCATGACGGACCTAAACCAGTTTCCTACAAATCAGACACTCAAACCGTCTATGAGATAATGGGTCGTAACAACAGAGGCTCAAGAATACAAGAATAAAAAAAATGAGGGGAGGATGAAACACGATGGCAACTGAAGCAATTCTTAACGAAATCGTAAACCCAGAAGAATACGCAGTATTCAAAGGAATGAAAACCGACATGGAATCTGGAAAAGCATTATTAAATCCAGAACAATTAGGAAAATTCCTTAGAGAAGCACAAATCAACAACACAATACTCAATCAAGCTGATTTCCAATTGATGAAATCATTCAAAAAACAATTAACACGTGTAGGAATTAATGGAAGAGTACTTCAATCAGGTTACAAAGCAGATGGAAAAACAACCAATCCAGATTTAACTCCAGCGGATGTTGATTTTGATTACAATGAATTAGATGCTAAAAAATTAAAAGCAATGTGCAGCATCGAAGACGAGGAAAAAGAAGACAATATTGAAAAAGAACAATTTGAAAACACTTTACTCTCAATGATGGGTGAAAGAGTTGGTGAAGATCTTGAATTTTGGGCATTATTCGCAGACAAAACTGCAACTAGCAATAAATTATTGTCTACCACTGATGGGTGGATTAAAAAAGCTGGTGTTCAAATCAAATCAAAAGGAGCAGATTCCGCTAAAGGAGTATTTGATTTAAAAAACACTATTGAAGCAATGTTTGATTCAATGATTAAAAACATGCCTATTAGGTTCAGGCAGAAAAGGCCTTTACTCAAATTCTTTGTACCATTTGAAGTTGAAGATGCTTATAGAAACCTTTTAAAATCCAGAGGAACCAGTCTTGGAGATGAAACACAAACTGGATTTAACGGTTTAGCATACAAAGGAATTCCAATCGAATACTGTCCAACTCTTGATGCTGAAGATGGTAGAAGCTTAGACAATACTGCTACCAGTATTTTAACCAATCCTAAAAACATGGCTTGGGGTATCTGGAAAAACCTTAGTATCGAACCTGATAGAATACCAAAAGAAGAAAGAACTGATTACTACTACCGTATCAGAGGAGATGTAGATTACTACTTCAGAAATGCTACTGTAACTGCAAAAATTAGTGCTGCAGAAGCAGAAAGTATTGCTGAACAATCCAAAGGATGAGTCGTATGAAAACTTGGGCAGAATTATCCACTGCTGAAAGAATGAGCCCTCGTAAAAGATGGGACGCCTTAGCAGAAGAGATAAACAAACTTAAAACTTCTGAATCTAACAATCCTGAACAGGAAACTACAGGATAAAAAAAATATATTTAAAAGGTGATGAGATTTGAGTTATACAACCGTGAAAGAAGTACGACAATTAACAGGATTAAAACCATCTCAACTCCACCTTCCTAAAGAAGAAGGAGAAGAAAAATTAGAGGAAATCCTAAACACTTGGATTGCTCAAGCAGAGGATTTAATCAATAATTATTGCAATAACCCAAAAATTGTTGAAAATCCTCCATCATCTGTTTGTAATGTTTGCTTAAGACTTGTAAGTAACATGGTAGCCTTTGCAATAGCTAGAAGAGATACACCAGTCATAAAAGTAGATGATTGGAACATTCAAATGTTATCATCAGAAATATTCAGCCATGATTTGAAAGAAGATCTCCAACCTTTCAAAATTGACAAATCTAATAATAGTCGTAAAATTGATTTTTTTGCAATTACTGGTGAGGGGATACGATGGTGAAAGTCACTATTCTTTTTGACAAAGCTGCAGTTGAGGATATTCCTGAAAAAACTGAAGCTATCGTTAAAAAAGGCAAAAACCTAGTTGCTCAAAACATGATAAGAAATCTCACACAAAACAGTCCAGTTGATACAGGTAAATTAAAAGGCTGGTTTCCGTACCGTAATGAAGATACCATGGTGGATATTCGTTCACCTGCAGAATATGCAGGATATGTGAATGATGGAACTGGAATTTATGGACCTCATGGACAATTAATTTACAGAAAAGACATTGGTAAACCGTTTAGTTTTAATGTAGGTGGGAAAATGGTTTTTGTGAGGTATATTAAAGGTCAAAAAGGCCAGCATTTTGTTGAAAAAAGTATTGAGCAAACATCACACAACATTCAAAGACTATTTAACAAAGCAGTGACGGATGTGATGGGCTAATGGCAAGAAACCAAAACCTGGTTAAAAGTGTGGACCTTGTAACAAAAGCAGTTAATGCATATATTACAAAAGAAAAGGAGGCTGAAGATGGTTTACTTAGAGATGTTGAGGAAATTATTCCTTATACTTACGATGATACTCCTATTGAACCTCCTTGTGTCTGGATTGTTCAACACCCAACAATAACAAGTCCAGAATTCAAAAAAAGCATTAATAATCGTAATTTCTTACAAGCTACTTTTGAATTTGTATGTGTAGAATATGATGAAGACCTGCAAACATCAATTGAAAAAGGACAACACCTTGCAACACTTGTAGGTCAAAGTATCATGAAAAATTTTAACAAAATAGGGATTGGTGATGATGAAATTAAACATATTTTCACAAAAGTAGAGTTCAACACACTATATCCTGTAGGAGAGGTTTCTATTGCAGGTAAAGCAAAACGTGTTCCTGCTACTAGTATTGTTTTTGATTTTACATTTGAGATTGACTGGCTAAAATGCCACTAAAAAAAACACACAGAATAACTTTTTTTTAAAACACGAAAATGATTAGGAGATGAAGCGTAATGGGATTACGTATATTCGGATTAAAAATGGAAAACGAATATGGGGAAGATTGCGATTTTAGCAACTGGACTCCAGATTGGCATCAAGAAGTATCTTCAGCAGATTTCAAACTTGGAGATGATCCAAACCTCAGTACTGGGGGTTCCAGAATGTACAAAAGAGGTAGAGCTGGAGTAATGAAACCAACTGGAACCGTAGAAGGACAAGTAGACATACCAAGAATAGGCCACTACTTCAGAGGATTTCTCGACCAATATAAATTCACTGCAGGTTCTGGCAGTGGAATGAATACTCATGAATTCTGGGGAGGAGAATGCACCAGGTTAGCTAGTTTTGCAGCAACACAAACCTATGATTTTTTCCAGAAACAAATCATCGGAGCAATGATTGATGCATTAAAACTTGAAGTATCTGATGAATTCCTCACTTTCAGCAGTGATTGGGTGTATAAAACTGAATCATCTGAAACAATTGATTCAGAAAACTATAATAGAGTAAAAATGGATGAAACAGACATTCCATTAATGTTCTATGATGTGAAAGTAAAACTCAACAATAAAGATCCTGATGGTGTGCAAACAAGTTTCACATTCGAAGGGAAAAACAATCTTAATGTTGATGGAACTATCGGTTTAGGTTCACGTCATCCTCAAAAGATTGCTGTAGCACAACAAAGGGAAATAGACCTTTCATTAGTAACTACCCTTGATGAAGACACTATGAGAACCATTCTTGATGGGGAATACGGGGAAGTAGGTGCTATGGAACCGAGCAAATGTCAAATCTTGAAAGTTCCTTTAGAACTTACTGTTGATATTTGTGAAGATCCAGATAGAAAAATGATTATTTTATTCCCAGAATGTCTTTTAAAAGTAGAGTACGATTTCAGTGATTCTGACACTATTGAAACAACCATAAACCTCAGTACAATGGGTACTGGTGAAGCAACATTAAAAGACGGCAGTAAAGTTGTAACTGATATGTATGTTCGTATTGAAAACCAACAACCTGCAATCAAACCAGCAACAGTTACTAAAAAATCAACTGTAACTGCTAATGTAACAAGTGGCACTACTAAAGTTGAAGGTGCAACTGTTAAATTAACTAAATACACTGATTCAACTGAAACCTATTCTGAAACTACAGCTGCTACTGGTGTGGCAACTATTAGCAATGTACCCTTAGGTAAATATAAAGTTGAAGTGTCAAAAACAGGTTATAAAAAATACACTGGCACTTATACTGTTATTGATGGAACTAATAATTTAGATGTGAAATTAATTGCATCTGCAGCAGGTTCATAAATGAACCTGCTATTTTTTTTTATAGAAACGTTAGGGAGAGAATAATATGGCATTATTAAACAAACAAAAAATATTAAGTGGAGTAAACGAACCAGAAAAAGTGGAAATCAAAGCATTAAATGGGGAATTATGGTTAAGACCGTTATCAGGCTTTGAATTAAGTGAAGTAGAAGATATTGAAGCAAAAGCCATTGGTGATTTTGAAACTAATGAAAAATCACAAAGGCAAGGTAAAAGATTAGGCAAATCTGAAACATTATCTAAAGGGAAAATTAATCTTTCAAAGGCGAATCAAGCTTCAATGAATGCTAAAGTCACAATGGTTCATATGAGTTTGGATAATCCGAAAAATGCTGATGATCCATGGAGTGAAGATGACATTAGAATGTTAAGACGTGATGCATTTAATGAAATTGTGGATCATGTAAGAAGATTATCTGGTGAGGACATCACTAAGGGTGAGATTGAATCTTTTCCTGAAAACGAATGAAGGTAAAAATATTATCTGGTTAGATTACTGTGGCTATCATTTATGCGACAGACAATCTGATTTAACATGGTATCAAGAATACTTCATTGTAAAAGGCAGAAGCAAACTATATGAAGAGATGAATAAAGTTAAAAAATAACACTATATTTTTTTTGGAGGGTATAATTCAGAAATATAAAGAAATTATTTTATATTTTTTTTAAAGGAATTATACCCTCCATTTTTTTTATTTTTAAACAAAACTAAATCAAGGAGGAGGTGAACACACAAAATGGTATCAGACAATCTCGTGAACATAATCATCAAAATACAAGATGAAGCAAGTAAAGTTTCACAAAAAGTAGAAACACAAATGAGCAAACTAGGTGACACAAGCAGAAATGCAATGAACATTTGGTCAAGAGCAGCAGAACAAGTATCACAATCAATGGATACAGTTCACAAAGCATTAGACCGAACACGAGAAAAATTCCAAACTTTAAAAAACAAAGGAGCAGATGCCTTTAACATGATAAAAAATGGAGTTAATTCTGCTGCAACTAGTTTTAACAATTTGATATCAAAATCCAACACTGCAACATTGATGATGGAAAAAATCAAAAGTGTTGGAGAGCGTGTGAAAAACACTTTAAACACTATTAAATTACCTTCAAGCTTACAATCAAGCATTTCAAGTGTAACACAAAAATTCGAAACATTAAAAGGTTATGCAGGCAATGCTGCTGAAAGTATTAAAAATCATTTTACAAGTGCTGCTAGTGCATTATCACAAAAATTCGAAACAGCTAGTAATAGTATTAAAAATCATTTTGAATCTTTAAAAGGTCATGCACAAATATTAGGCAACCAAATCAACACCACATTAGGCTCAGCTTTTGACAAAGTAGCTTCAAAAGTAACTACTGTATCTTCAACTATCAAAACAAAATTATCATCAGCAGTAGACACCGTAAAAGGAAAAGTAGGCCAATTAGCACAAAGTTTTCAAGGAATGGGAGGATTAGTTTCATCATTATTCGGAGCTTTAGGAATGGCTGGAATCGGGCAATTAACTGTCGGTTTAGCAATGACAAGAGAGCAAATGACTAACTTAATGGGGGCTACTATGGGCAGTACTCAAGCTGCTAAAAGTTTTGTAGGTGTTATGGACAAAATGACAAATAATTCATTAGTATCTCTCAATGACTTGGGAACTGCTATGAATACTATCAAAATGTCTACAGGAATGACAAATGATCAAATGAAATCTTTTGTAACTACTGTAAATGATGTAGGTCAAAGAGCAATCCTGATGGGTAAAGATTCTACTGAAGCAATGACCTTGATGCAAGCAGCAGGTGCTGGACTAAATGGGGAATTTGATATTCTTAAATCTAATTTTGGTATCACAAAAGATAAATTAACTGCTCTTGGTTGGAGTGGGGCCGCAGATGATGTTAAAGGATATCAGGAAGCATTAGATAAAGCTTTGGCTGCTGGGGGGAATATGGATGATATGATGAACACCACTACTGGTTTAATAAAACAAGTAGAAAAAGGATTCACCTCTGCAGGAAGACAAATAGGTGAAGTATTCACTCCATTTATTCGTGAAGCTTTACAAGGCATGATTAGCTTAAAAGAATCCTCTCCAGAAGTTTACAAGATTTTAATTTTGATTGCAGGAGCAATTAGTTTATTTGCAACAGCTGCACCTTCAATATCTCCAATTTTAAGCACATTTACAACATTAACAAGTATTCTTGGAGTTTCCTCTGGGGCATTACTTGGTATTGCAGGATTGCTGATTGTAGTTGGTTTGGCGGTGTATGAAGCAGGTAAACAGTTTGGATGGTGGAATAATGCCACCGAAATGATTGGGGCTGTGGCTGATGGAGTACGTCGTTTATGGGAAGCATTTAGTAATTCTCCACAAGTAAAAATTCTTATAAATGATATTAAAACAGCATTTCAAGCAGTATTGCTCGTTGTTGGAGCATTAATCTCTCCATTGGGAATGGTTTTGAATCGTAATGATAATGGAACAATAGATATTGTATCAAGTATTATTGGATTTTTCAAAGCATACGGTGAAGTTCTCATAAGAATTGGAGAAATATTCGCAAGTTTAATCATTATATGGAAAACCGGTGCTGCAATATTATATACTTATAGGACAGTTACTGGAATATTTCAGGCATTAAGTGGGCAAATGACTACTTTAACTTCAACTGCTCAAAAAGTAGTGAATGCTGTGAACAACCTGAAAGGAAAATTACATCAAATTAAAGGTGGATTTGACACTTTAAAAAATGCAATTACTAATGCAAAAACCACTCTTGTTAATTTTAAAACGAAATTATCAACTTGGGTTACATCAGGTATTGATTTAGTCAAAGCTAAGTTTGTTGTTCTTAAAGACAAAATAATTCTAGCAAAAACAAAACTGTTAGAATTGTGGGCTACTATGAAAGCTACAGCTGCTGAAAAAATAGCAGCATTATCCGCAAAGTTCAAAACATTAGCAGCAAGCATCAGCCTTGCAGGAATCAAAGCAAAATTATATGCTGCTTATCAATGGTTAGTGAATGCTGCTACTGCAGTATGGAATGTATTATTATCAATGAATCCCGTAATGCTAATTGTTATAGCAATTATAGCATTAATTGCAGCATTAGTATATTTGTATAATACAAATGAAACTGTTAGGAATGCGATTAATGGTTTATGGGAAGGCATGCAACAATTAGGCCAGTATATTTATAATGGTTTGATTCAAGCATGGGATGCTCTTGTAAGTGCATTACAAGGAGTTGCTAGTTTCCTTGATGGATATATTGGTAATGCTATTCGTGGAATTATTGCATTATTAAGTGGTGATACTCAGGGAGCATTACAATACTTCACCAGTGCATGGAACACATTAATGGACGCATTAGGTCCAGTTGGTGATTTCATACAAGGAATATTCTCACCAATAATTCAAGGATTAATGGATTTATTAAGTGGAAATGGTGGTGTTAATCCAGTTGAAAGCATTACTCAAGGATTCCTTTCACTTATGGAGGCATTAGGTCCTGTTGGTGATTTCATAATGGCCGTATTTGCTCCAGCATGGCAACTTGTACTTGATATTGTAACTCCATTATTCAATTTATTCATGCAACTGGCAACAATTTTTAGCCAGTTGATTACTGGTCAGATAAGTCTTCAACAAGCAATTGCTTGGGCTTGGGCAGCTATTCAATCAACAATCAGCACAATATTATCAAATGTGATTAATCGTGTTGTTAGTTGGGCTCAGTCAATGTGGAATAATGCAGTTAATACTGGTAGAAACTTCCTTACAGGAGTAGTTCAATTTATCCGACAATTGCCTGATAAAATAAAAATGTATCTTTTAGCAGTTGCTGTAAGAGTAATAACTGCTGGTGCTCAATGGGTAAGTAATGCTAAAACAAAAGCATCACAAGTAGTGTCTGGAGTTATCTCACATGTTGGTCAATTGCCTCAAAAAGTATACCAGGAATTCATGAATATTGGTTCAAGAATATTGTCTGCAGGTTCACAATTAGTTGAAAAAGCAAAACAAATTGGTAAAAATATTGTTGATGGAATGCTTTCAGCTATGGGGATTCATTCACCAGGTACAATCCAAGAAAGCGTTGTACTCGAATTTGTAAACATGATTACCCGTGTGAAAGATCAAGCTCGTAGTGCGGGTGAAGCAGTGAAAAATGTTGCTCAAAATATGATTGATTCCTATAAAAAACAAAATCTTGATAAGGAATTAACTGCACCTGATTTGGTGAATGCTCAAGGAGGTTTCCTTGGTGATCCACTTGTAGGTACTGCTTTAGATGAGTATGATACTACTCATATTGGTCAGGAAATGGATGTTACTCCTACTATGAATATGGGTGAAAATAATCAAATAATGGATAATTATGCATTAATGGGTCAAAATGTTACTGGTATCTTTGATTTGATGAGTACAGATTCAACTAATGCTTTAAACAGTTTGACTTCTGCAAATACTTTAGCTTATGACACTATAAGTGCTACTGAACAGCAGAAAATGAATTTCATGAGTAATCATATCAGAAATAGTATGAATCAAATCTTGTTAAACACTCGTATGGGTATGAATAATGCTTTAAATACTACTCGTACAAGTTTGACAAATATGCAAAACAGTACTACTCGAACTACTCAGGCTATGACTCGTGCTTGGAATACTATGAAAACTAGTATAATTGCAGCTGCGAATAAAATTAAAACTGATGCAACAGCCCACTTCAATAAATTAAGCAGTACTATCGGAACATTCTACCGCAAACTCCAAAATCCAAGCAATTGGGGTGCGGGAGGAGGCACAGGTACTCCCTCAAGTGTTCGCAGAGTAGGACATCGCACAGGAACAATGAAAAAAATAAGGGACATTATGAGAGAAGAAAAACTTCCTTCAGCAATGACTTATTACCAAGCGAGAAACTCAGCATACAATAATCCAGCAATTGGCGATTATATAATCCGTGATTCCACTACTGGAAAAATACCTACTGCAGATTTAATCCGTAGCAAACTTGAAGGGGCTGCGGGAAGCTGGGGAGATACAGTTGCACCTAATGTAAATCACATTAAAAAGACAGCTGGAAAATGGGATATGAAAGGACCAGCAATAAAAACTGGTGCTGGAATAGCTCAAACTGGATTAGCATTTAAAGTTCGTGATTTTGAAACTGGAACACCAAACATTAGTTTTGACTCCTTTGTAAAAATGGCAGAAGCAGTATTCAGCATAGTACCATACGATCATTATTATGATAGTGAAAAATATGGTTCATGGCAAAATGCTATTGCTGCAGGAAAATGTAATTGTAGTGATGGAGCAGATGCATTATTAGCCTTAGCTGCAACCTGTGGATTTAGCGGAAGCAAAGTTCACGGATATTGGGGTAAAGAAGGTCACTTTTGGACAGAAATCAACGGTAAACATATGGATACAACAGCATTCCAAAAAGGTTATGGTTGGAGCAGTCCAAAAACACATGCTGGACCATCAAGTGTCGGGCATCGTGCTGGAAGAGCATCTCCAAACAGTTTGCTTGAAGATTTTGATGTTGTTAAAGAATTAAACAAAAACAATAATGAATCCAAAACGGAAACTAATGAAGAAAACCAAATAATCATCGTATTATCTGGTGAAACAAAACTCAAACACGAATTCATCGATTTACCAGACAATATTTCAGAAGAGGAAATTGTAAGGTTAATAAATGAAGCACCTGAAGATGCAGGTTGGTTAAAATCATTAGTGCAAAATATGGATTTCCAGGAGTTGGATCGTAAAATTAAATCTAAATTACAATTCCGTGAAAATCGTGCAAATGGAGTATAATTATGAAGAAAATAGAAGTAAGACCAGAAAAAGTAAGGGGTATGGGTAACCTTATCCCTCCTTTATCTGTTTCTGATTTTGAATTAAGTGACTGTATGATTCATGAAGAAGACCCATTTAAAATTAACGGCCATCTCTTCAATCATTTCAGTATTGATGTACCTGTTGTGCCTGTGAATCTTGTGTTAAGTACGAATGTTGCAACTATTTATCCTGATGCAACTACTCCGAATACGGCAGTTATAACTGCAACACTTACAGACAGTTCAGGTGCACCTGTTCCTAATGTTGATGTGTATTTTCAAGAAGAAGGAGTTCGTATTGGTACGGCTTCAACAAATGCTCAAGGAGCATGTACTTTTGAATACAGTAACAGTAGTGGAGGTACGCATACTATAAGAGCATATACTGCGAAACAAGGCAAGTATAATAAAAGTTCTGCTGAAATTAATGTAAATGTGTACATGCCAACTAGTTTAAGTTTATCTCCAGTTTCTACAAGTGCTAATACTGTTGATATTGTCACATTATCAAGTAAAATCATTGACCAAAACGATTTACCATTGGCAGGTAAGTTGATTGATTTGTATCGTGGAGATGTGAAAATAAAATCAGCGTATAGTGATAGTAAAGGAATTGTGGAGTTCCCAATCCGTGTAACTGATTTGGGTAAAACCGACACTGTTTTAACTTGTACCGTGGATAAATCTTCCGTTACTGTCGGGGAGAATGTATTATGCATATTATATTTGAAAGACAATAATAACCAACCATTAGCGAATAAAACAGTTTATTGCGGGGATTGGAGTAATACTACTAATGATGATGGTAGAGTAATGTTTAATTATGCTAATCCAAGCACGGGTGAGGTTACAAAAGTGTTTAAGTTTGATGGGGATAATTTGTATAATGGTGCGAGTGTTACTGTAAATTGGACGGTTGTTCCAGTTGAATCTCCACAAATCAGTATTAGTGCATCTACTTTGATTGGTGAGGTTGGTGATGATTTACCAATCACCTTATCATCTAATCTTAAGAATACTGCTTTAACTGTATTATTGAATGATGCAGATGTTACAGATAGTGTTACTACTGATAATACTGGTAATGCAGTATTTAATTATAATTGTAATGGTGCTGGTGATGTAAATGTGAAAGTCAAATACTTATCTGGAACGAATGTTTATTATTCAAACATACTAAACCTTGAAGATTGTTTAGTTTATGATACTATGACCAGTGAATCCGACAGATGGGTTAGAACAAGTGACATTATTGTAAATATTGATTCAGAGGGTACTAAATTTAGTACAAACAGTAATTCCGAACAACAATATAGATTACCAAGCAAATACTTCACTCCACCATACACTATCGAATTTGACTGGATAACAGGTGGAGGAAACCAAAAAATGGGTTTTGAACTATATCCAGATACCACATATTCTGGAGATACTTGTTGGTTTGGGAGTCATTGGGATAGTGGAGCAAACAAATTCATAATCAGTACATATCCTTCAAGCACAAGCTCAAGTAAAACTGAAGCATACATAACACGAGATATTAACCCTAATGACCACTTGAAGTTCATTGTAGAACCCAATAATGTCAAATTGTACCAAAATGGTGAATTAATATTAAACAAACATCAAGGTAAAACTTGTGATACCCAGTATTTCTGTTTTTACACGAACAGAAACAGGATTCAGAAGGTTAAAAACCTTAAAATCAAACATTATTCTGAATAAGGTTTAATCTTCAAATTCTTAATATTAATAGTCCTGCCACTACCCCATATTGTTGTATGGAAATTCCAAACCGTACACTGACTTATCCACCTATAATCAACGGATACAACTTCAGTATTATTCATATAACCAGTTAAAGTATTATTGTGTTTAATTATTTTACAATTAACATATTCTGCAATATTACTGTTTTTATAAATTGTATCTGTTTCATTAGAACCATTATAACTTACATATTTCTGATTAGTTCCATTACTGTCTGTTCCACTATCGAAATGGTATGTACGAGTAGTGTCTTTTGCTCCAACACCACATCTTGTTGATGCTTGCCATTCTGCATCATATGTGATTATGAAATCACCACTCAAATCTAATGATAAAATACTATCTCCTCTACTACTGTTACTGGTGCTTGTAAAGACTCCATCAACTACTGTATTAGTTGCAGAATGTCCAGTTGGATTAACCCAAGTATCAGAAGCTTTAAAACCATATTTAATACAATCCTCAACTTGCAGTATGTTTGAATAATAAACATACGAAAAAAAATAAAAAAAAGAGAGAAAAAAACCATGAATAATTTAAAATGCGACCAAGAATGCAAACATGATAAAAACGAAAAAGTAGAAAAATGTTGCTACTACCGCAACAACAAATGCCTATTAAAAGGAAGTGATAAAAAATGAGTAAAGACCACATATCATTCACTGATTACACTATCAATAACAATAAAATAGCATGGTGGTTAGTGAAAAACAATAAAAAATTCAACACACGACAAATCTACAATTATTTTAACAGAGTGGCGGATTATGGTACAATCATAAAAACCATTAAAGAAAGAAAAGACAATGTACCAGCGGATAGTTTAATATCAGAGTTTGTAGAATGTGCAATATTTGATAATAAAGATTTAAGTTTCCTTCCAAATTATGTGACTGGAAGAGATGGAGTTAAATATTACACTAACACTATTATATCAATGAATAATCGTGTTAGTGCTTATGAAGTATTATATGGTAGAAGTCCCGCAATAGTATATGTTAATGACCCCCATGATAATGGTACGACCAGTAATACTACAGATAGTACTTTGCAGAAATGTTATAATGCTTTTGGGAAATTCAATACTATAGATGAGTTTTTAAGCAAAATACAAGGCAAAGGATATGCTTATTATTATAATAGTGAATACAATACTGATACAACTATTAACAGGATAAAAAACCGTAAAGGCGTGAATTGTACTGACAGTAGTCAGTTAACTTATCGTGTGGGGACTGGATTAGGTTATACTGTGCAATTTATTCATGTTAGATGTCAGTCTGGAACTGGACATGTAAGAGTTAGATTAAAACACCCTAAACATACTGATAATGCATGGATTTATCGTGACCCTGCTGCTGTTTTAGAAGGAAATGGAGTAAGGTCTAATTGGTGTATGAATGGTACTGTTTTAGCATATAATCCTTCTTGGATTTTCTCTGATTTATATCAATAAATTAATGTAGATAAGAGAGTATGTTTTATGTGTGGTATACTCTCATCTATCATTTAATTAAAATACTATTTAATTAAACACATACTTACAATCAAACTTATTATTTTAATCATACTTATTTTTAAATTATATAATAGGAGGTAAAGGTATTCGTGAGTACAAAATATATTATCACCCTACCCAAAAAAGAAATAACAAAAAACTTCAACACCTCAAGACTCACATTCACAATTGGAAAAATGAGAAGTGTGGGAGTATGCATTGTAAAACCAATCCTAAAACTATATACAATCAAAAAAGAAGAAATAAACACTTACAAAGGCAAACAATGGGTTGTTGCAAACACATACCAAAAATACACTAACACATTCAACATAACTGAAGAAGAACTACATCAAACATCGTATATTCAAATCAAATTAGAAATAATCGGAATAACAAGTGATTATCCAATCTACTTCAACAACTTAATGCTAAATGAAGGAGATTATACTGATTATCATCAACCTAATGAATCATTAGATGAAACCAGCATCTATTTTATAAACAATTTCTTTGTTAATTTATACACTGAAAATGAAGAAAGTTTTCTTGAAATCATCAGACCGAACTATGATAATTTCACAACCAGAACATTGAAAAGAAGTAAATGCACAATATTAGCACCACACTTACTGAACGAAGATGCAATAGATTCATCAGAAAATTTAAGCTTGGAATATATGAATATGAACGAGCAAGTAATTGAAATACTAAGGTGAATCCACATGGTTAAAAAACATATTACAAGAGATTACTCCGCACATAAAAAAAGTGTAGTCAGACCAATGGATGAATACATTAAATTAGAAATATTCAGTTACAATCATATAAATACAGAATTATATAGTGCTTATCAAAACAATCTCTCAATGGAAAATGCAAATAGGATAACACAATATGCATGGATAGGTTACGAATCAACAGATAAAACAAACAGATTCAACATCAATTACAATTACACAGCAACAAAAAATAATGAATACCGTATAGACATCATCTACTTAAACAAAGATGATAAAGACATGACCGGATCTGTTAAAATACAAAAAGACAACAACACAATAAAAGATGAAACAATTGTATTTGATGGAGAAGTAGATATATTAAAAAGACAAACATTATTCTATGATTTAAAAGAAGGATTATACAATATAACAGTCCGTATGCCCGTAAATACTATTTTCCTTGGAGCAATAGTAAGAGAAATAAAAACATATACTGGAGATAACATTGACTCTGCAGGAACTAATTTAATGTTCACACAGGCAACAGTATCAAAAACAAGTGAAACCAAACCTGCTGAAGTAACCTGCACCGTAGGTTATGATGATGATTTTGAATGCAGAGAATCAAGTAGTGGATTTTACATTGATTACCATGATGAAATGAACCTCTACACAAAAGATGAGGATGGAAATATAAAACAAATCTTCGGAGGATATGTTTCAAGTATTTTACCAGACAATGACAGAACTAAACTAACAATTACTGGAGCAGACCGTCTAATTGATGGGCAAAACAAATATGTTTTAAATGAAATGTTCCTACTTGGAGGAACAACAAATCATGAAGAGTATCTTGGAGAAGATTATAAAGATTTTCAAAGGTATGGTTCAGCATTAAAATATTTATGTGATTTATTCGAGAACACTTTAAAGAATAATATTAATGAAAATTATCTTGTAGGTGGAGAATCATATGCAAATGCAGTAACTTGTACTTATGGGGAAGAAGGAAATATTAAAAATGTTAAAAGCAATAATTTATCCTTAAACACTAATAAGAACTTCATAACAGTTAGAAATAATTCTACAAGTGAAGATATGCAAGTAGTGTACTTATATGATTATAAAGATTTTGTAAGTGATCCAATTGACATTACTGATTATCATAATTTCTTTTTCACTTATGGTTTAGGTGACCCGAAAACTGAAACTGATGTTTCATCAAGTACAGAAAGTGGAACTGGTGCTTCAACTGATAGTGTAGCAACTAAAGAAACAATTACGGTTAATCATATGCCGTCATGTGCGTGTTGTTATGGAACACAATATAAAAGATACACTAAAACATGGAAAAATTACTGTCCGAACTGTGGTAAAAGTGGAACATTAACAGACAACCCTAAGGGAGTTTATGAAGGAGAAATAACCTGTAGTATGAAAAAAGGTGGTTGTGATGCTGATTACTGTGGATACTGTGGAGGAGATAAAGCAGCTGGAGCTAAATGTAAAAGAGTTAAATTAACTCCTGCTGATGGTGCAAGTACTACTTCTTCTGCAACTAAAAGTGAACCTACTTTAACTGTTGAACAAGTTATGAGTAAAGCAAGAGGATTTCGTTATGGGGGTAATGCTTCAAGTATTAGTATTTCTGATGCACGAACATTGGAGAAAAACCTTTTTGCACATGATTATGTAGAAAGGAATAAACAATGTGACTGTTTCGGTATGACTGCTTATTTATTTATTGAATTTATGAGGGCAGGGTATCGTGTAAGAGCAATTAAATATTATAGTGCAAGTGCTGGAAGTGGTACTCATCGTACAGTGCAAATATGGCAAAATGGGGGCTGGGTAGACCCATCATATGCAGGTTATGATGGTAGATTCCCACCAATACGAAATAAAAAAGACCTTGTTGAGATTATTGTTTCAGATGGTTTGTCAGCAGATGGAAGTACTGGAACAGTAACTAAAATAGTTAATGGATATGATAAAGACAATATTTTCAAAGGATTTTTCCAAATCAGTTATAGAGTAGTTAATGATAATAATGAAACTTTTGATAGTTATCTTGTACTTGATTTCAGTCAACAAAGTAATCATCAATCAGCGTATGGAAACAATGATAAAGGATTTGACCCTATTTGTTTGAATAATAGTATTAAACAAGCTACTATTAATTGTAATCAGTATATTAAAGAAGATTGTTATAGTAAAGGTTTCACAGACCATTATGCTACAAACTTGAAAATATATTTAAGAGAAATTAAATTTAAAAGCTTATCCACTACTGAAAAAGGAACAAATGCCCCATATTATGAGATGAATAATGGTACAATTGATAATGCTTCATGTAAATTAGATATTTATGCTTGTGGTTTCAATAATGGTACTTTAATCAATCCAACTGATTTGTCAAGTTGTGGTAAAAGTATAAACACAGAAATAGAAGAATTAATCAAAGCAAGCGGTTATTTAATAAATATGGAGTACAGTAAACACCGTAAAGATGATGTTATTAATTTTATGGTGGATAATCAAACTAAACCAAAATACCTTGCAGAAGAAGGGGATAATAATAATATTTTATCATGGAGTAGCATAAATTACACTCCAGTTTCCACATTGTTTAATAATAGTATTTATGTGTTTAAAAACCAAACTAAAGATGGGGCTTTCTATAAATATGTTAACAGTAAAATGAGTGGTAGTGTTTTAAAATATGGTGAACAAACAAGTTTACAAACCACATCTCAAATTTTATCTGCTAAAGAAGCATATTTCTATAGTAGAGTAAAAAATGATAAATTTAATTGGAAACCAACTTATACTTATACAATAAGTGTTGTGGGCAGTCCTGATTTAGATATTTATGATTTAGTGCAAGTTAAAGCAGATGCACAGAAATTAAACACTGTTAAAAGAGTTCAGTCAATTAAAATATCTTATAGTAACAGTCAAATTCCAAGAATCCGTACAGAATTGGGATTAGGAGAAATGGCTCAAGAATTCCAGTTACAGAAATTATTAAGAGAGTTAAGGGAAACTGCTAAACAAGAATCTACTTTATTTAGTGGTTCTGCAAGTCAAGTTACTGATAAAAATGTGTACCAATGGGAGAGATGATTTTTTATGCCTAATCAAGGAAGTTATGATTTAAGACATGATGTTGATAGGTTGCAAAGGAAAGTTGATGTTTTTGAAAATGGTTTTGCAGATTCTTTTTTTATAGAAACAAGTGTACCTACAATCATTTATCAAGATAATGTTTTTAATCCTAAAAGCATTACATTTTACAGTTATAAAAATAATAAAGGTAAAATAGAAACATACAAAGGAACATTAAAAGTATCAACAAGTGTAGATGGAAACACTTACACATTACTCAAAACATCAAATGATACAAATATTACAATAAACCTATCAGATAATACAATTAAATTCTACAAGTGCGAATTATATAATGAGGAAAATAAATTATTAGATAGTCAAACCATACCCTCACTCACAGAAAGAGAAGGTGATTCAATATCTTTATTTTTAGGGAACGAATCACAACTCATACCCTGCACAAATGAGGGAAATGTACAAGACACATTTTCTTTCACCATTCCTTTTTATTGTTATAAAGGAACTAAATTATACCCATGCGAATACACTCCACATTCACCAAATCCATTTACAGAATTAGGATTCACATATAATTTAGATAAACAATGTTCCAGTACAGATAATGGGCAAATAACAATAACTGCTCCGAAAAATGAATCCCTTGGAGGAAAAAATGGTGGGATTATCCAATTAAGTTTCATTGTTGATGGTGAAACAATAAATAAACAATTCAACTGGGCTAAATCAATAAAAGGAGCTGATGGTTACTCCGCACCTGACGGTTACATGCATTTTGCATATGCGAATGATGATAAAGGTGAAACAGATTTCAGTACAGAAACCAGTACTAATCGAAAATATATGGGTACATATTATGATTATGTGCAAGAAACAAGTCAAGACCCATCACGATACACATGGTCATTAATCAAAGGAGAAGATGGTAAAACACCATCAACTGAAGAAATTGTCGAATCTGTTAATGAATCGGGAGTAGATGCTAAAACATTAGATGGTAAATCACCAATAAACTTTTTATCATCAGTAATACCCACCACATATATTTATCGTGATGAATCAGATAAAACACAGAATTATATAGCCATCTATGAATTAGGAAACATTGTAATTGTCCAATTTTACAACTTCAATGGGAACAGTTCAGACTATGGGAATGATGGTGCAAATTATTTCAGATTATTCCCAAACGATGGTAAACATGAAATCCCAGAAAGATTAAGACCACCAGTAACCATCTACACTAATGATTTAAACCAAGGAAGTGGAGCAAGTTATGGTAAATTAAAAATAACACCTGCAGGAGTTATTGGTAAAGCAAACAGTACAACAGGACAATACAGTAGTACTTTTGGTACTTTTATTTATACGATTAATCCAAGAACATTAACCGTTTTATCAGATGCAGATTCTACTGTTGAAGTTGGAGATTATTTAAGTGTAATATTAACTGACAAATCAAATAATTTAATAACAGGTAGGAGTGTTGCATTCAACATTAATGGGAAAAATTATTACAGAACAACCGATAATTCAGGAATTGCTAAAATACAATTAAGATTACCTCAACAAGAATATAATATTTTAGGAGTTTTTAATGGTGATATGACTTATGCTCCATGCGAAAAACAATATACTGTTACTATGGTGAAAACCAATGGGAATATACAATTCTCTGGAGGCACATATCAAAATACTGAGTATGTTTTACAAGGAGATATTTTAACAGTAACAGCATTAAATAACCATGGGGAAATTCTACCAAATTTTGAATTATTAATCAATAGCACAACCTATAAAACTGATGAGAATGGTGAGGTTAAATTAACAGTTAAGGAAAATGGGACATTCGTATGTAAATTCGCAGAATCAACTAACGATTTCATCAGTAACAGAGCAACATATTCAAATACTGTGAAGATAACAGGTAAAACAGCACCAATAACCACACATACTCGTGTGCCTTTATCATTAAGTGCTGCTGGAACTAATAATAAAATTAAAGGATATAATAGTGATTCATTGAATGTTGCAAGAGTGCAGAAAAGAGAAAATAATAGTAGTGCATCAATTGCAATTACCTGCACACATAACAGTAGTGTTTCTGCATCTTTGAGAACTACTCCAGCTCAAATATATTTTAATGTGTTTAAATTCCCAAAACCAAACAAGCCTTGTACAGTAACAGCCACCGTATATTGTGGGGAGTTTGGGAATATAACTGGCGGAAACATGAATTTCCCAAATTTACAGTTAAAAGATGTGGTTAATAATATAGTTTATGAGGAAAACACCATTCAAGGACACTTTGGAGTAGAGAACAAGAACACATACTTACCATTCACTATTACACACACATTTACTGCTGAACAAGCATCCGCAATCGAATCAGACAACCTTGCATTACTCGTTATCCCACAGGAGAGTCATCTTAAGTCTACAGCATCATATAATGTAAGTGAGTTTAGGATAGATTATGTTGAAATGAAAATACAATATTAA